GGATAAAGGTTCAAGGCAATCCCAATTGTGTCAGGGATGGGATGATTGAAAAGACGGGGCATTGGGGAATATATAGATATGACGCTAAGGGACAGCCGGGGAATTGGTCGGTTGGGCATATCCTGTCCGGGCGGTTGATGGTTGACAAGTTGAAGCGGGCGGATGCGGAAAGGTTGGCAACTATGTTGGGGGATGAAGTCTTGGAAACCTTTGTTGAAGGGAAACCATCGGAGGAATTCCAATCCCAAACCATCAAGACCTTGGGGAAGTTTAACAAGGATTTGGTTCCGGCAAGGCTGAAACATCTTTTGAAAGGAAAGGGGAAATGACAATGTTGATTTCAAGGTTTGGATTAATGGCGGTTGAAGCGGTCAGCAAAAACAAGTTTGACTTCAAGCATGATGGATTGATTGTCATGCCAGACGGCAAGACGATTGGCGGGGATGGGGTCTTGACGGTTATGGTTGGGGCCTTGAAGGAAATCAGGGGGGAAGGGAACGGGAAGATTATGAAAATCAAACCCAAAGTGGTCAAGGAAATAATGGGGTTGAAGGGGGATTCCTTTGCCTTGACCCGGACGGCATACAACATGCTTGATGTCATGGACCGGGAAGGGATTGGGGACACAATCCATGAAATAAGCATGGAGGAGTTGACAGGGTTTGACATCCCCAAGGGTCTTCAAGGGGCAAGGCCCTTTTGTCAGGTTGACATTGACCTAATGACAAGGGCGGTCAAGTTGTTGGAAAAGATGACAAAGAAAAATAAGAAAATGACGGGATTGAAACTTTCCATTGGGAATGATGGGATTGAACTAAGGGGGTTTATTGAAGCAACCGGACAAGGGGTCATTGCCCAGGTCAAGACCATTGATGTTGGGGAAATGGTTGGACGGGTTGTCAGACTAAGATGAACCGCTTGACAACTTGAAGCGGTTTCATTACAATATGGAGTATGGAAAAGAAGAAACAATCTGACATTAAAAAGAAGATGTCAGACAAAGGAAAGCCAACAACTTTAAAAGGAAAGGCTTTAAATCTGACAGATAGAAGAGTATCAGCCCAGGCAAGGGCAAAAGCCCTTGCTTTGGGTTGTGAAAACATTAGACCTTATCAATTCAAAAAGGGGGTTGTCTATAACCCCAAGGGACAGCCCGTCAAGGAAAAGTCCTTAACCCGCATCATGCGGGATATAATGACCGAAGCCGCCGTCAACATTCCTTTAATATGTCAGATTTGCAATCATCTTGGATTGGACCCTGAGCAAACAACCATTGGGGCGGTCTTGGCTTCATCCTTGGTTGCCAAGGGTTGTCAAGGCAAGGTTGAAGCAATCAAGGAAATCTTGAACCGGGTTGAAGGGCGGGTTGCCATGCGGGTTGAAATGGTTGACCCGTCCGAAGTCATTGATGGGGTTTCCTATGAAGACCTGATGGAAAGGGCCAAAGATGCAATCAAGCGGTCAACCCAAACCTGACCCTAAACAGGTCAAGGATAAACTTGACCTGTTTAGGTTCATGGCGGTCATGGCCCGAAAGGACATCAATTCCTTCATTGAATTTGTCATGACGGATGAAAAGGGTCATTTGCTGAAACAAGCCGCCCCCCATGAAGAAGTCATCAACTTTATCAGCCGCAACCGCTTTGGGGTCATTGAAGTCCATCGGGAATTTGGGAAGACAACCTTGATGATTGCGGTCATTGCTTGGCTTATCGGCAACAACCCGGATGTCAGAATTAAAGTTGTTTGTTCATCGGACAATATTGCAACGGCAAGGGGCAAGGCAATCAGGGACTTGGTTGAAGCCAAGATGTTTAAGGCGGTCTTCCCCAGGATAAGACAAGGGCGGGAATGGACAGATGCCAAGTTTTCCGTTGTCAGAAATATAATCAGCCCAGAATCAACCCTTGAATGCTTTGGGGTCCAAAGCCGGGCAACCGGGGGAAGATGCGATTGGCTTTTCCTTGATGACGTTGATGATGAAGAAGTTGTTTCATCCGAAGCCAAACGGACCCGCAATTGGGAAAGGGTCAGCAATGTTTGGTTGAACCTATTGACCCCTGACGGCAAAGCCTTTTCCTTGTCAACCCCTTGGCATGAAAAGGACACAACCAACCGCTTGAAGGGGCAAGGTTGGCCCGTCATGCGAAAGCCCGTCATCAACATGGTCCCGGTTTGGCCTGAAAGATGGGGGGTCAAGGAATTAACGGAAAGGAAAGCCCAGATTGGTTCCTTGGCTTTTGCAAGGGGATTTGAATTGGTCCCCATCAATTCCGAAACCGCCCCCATCAAAGGGCCTTGGGTCAAGACCTTTGAATCCTTGCCCAGGTTGACCGCCCTGGGCATTGCCGTTGACCCCAACAATTCAATGTCAGACAAAGCGGATTTCACGGCAATGGGGGCTTTTGCCGTAACCTATGACTTCAAGGTTTATTTGCTTGATGTCATAAGGCAACATTTTGAATTCCCCAGCCTGATGATTGCCCTTGTCAGATTTGCAACCAACATTGAAGCAAGATATAAGATGTCCCCCGTCATTGGGGTTGAATCAACCGCATATCAAAAGGCAATCCCCCAACAACTAAAGATTGAAACCAAATTCCCCATCATCGGCATCCATGCGGACAAGTCCAAATTCATCCGGGCTTCAAGGCTTGCCGTTCATATTGAAAATGGGCGGGTCCATTTGCGGGGGGGCAAGGGTCCGCATGGGATAGACCCAACCCAAGAAATTGTTTATGATGAATTGGTCCATTTCCCGGCATCCGCCCATGATGATTGCGTTGACATGATGGGATATGGGGTTGAATTAATGCTTGGGCTTGCCCGCAAATCAGGGGCGGCGGTTGGATGAAAGGAAAGGAAACATGACATTAAAGACTAAACCAAAAACCAAAGCCAAACATGACCCGGCCCAACCCGTCTTCATTGCAACAACCAAAGGGGATGTCATTGCTTGGGATGCCCTGTCTTCCAAGTATGCAACCAAAGACGGAAAGGGCGGGGAAAAATCCCAAGCCCTTGTTGACCCCTTTTCCCAACAATACACGCAATGGGGACTTGTTGAACCCCCCTATGACCTTGACCTTTTGATGTCATTAATTCAAGTCAATACTTGGCATTCCCGTTGTTGTGAAGTCATTGCCCAGGATGTTGCGGGTCTTGGCTTCGGGTTCCAAGCCGCCCCTGGTTATAATGAACCCGCCGAAGCGGAATTAAAAGAAGTCCAAATCTTTTTCAATGACCCGTCCATCTTCAACCGGCCCGTTGCCCAGGTCTTGACGGATTGTCAAAAAGACTTCCAAGCAATCGGTTGCCTTGCCCTTGAAATTGTCAGGGAAAATTATGACCCCAAAGGGAAACCGGCTTTGCTTGCCCATCTTCCCGCAAACACAATCCGGCCCCATAAGCAAGGGAACAAGTATGCCCAAAAGCGGGGGACTTTAACCCGATGGTTTAAGCGGTTTGGTTATGACAAAGACGTTGACAAGATGACGGGCCTTGAATCCCCAACCGGGACTTTGGAACCTGACAAACGGGCTTCGGAAATCATTTGGGATGTCAACTATAATGGGCGGTCAGACTTTTATGGAATGGCCCCCATTGTCCCAGCAATCGGGTCCATTGAAGGATGTCTTGCGGTTCGGGATTATAACATTGACTTTTTCCGCAATCATGGGGTTCCCGCTTATGCGGTTTACATAACCGGGGATTACAACCTGGGGCGGATGGTCCGGGTCAAGTTGGAAGATGACGGGTCCGGGACCATCGGGGAAGTTTATGACCCCGGAAACCCCAACATGACCCCGGAATATTTCCAATATAAGATTATAAGTCAAGTGCAGAAGCACTTGACTAAGCTGTCAGAAAATCCCCATGCCCCTTTAATCCTTGCGGTCCCTGGGGCATCGGCGGAAAGCCGGGTTGAATTGAAGTTTGAACCCCTGTCCATTGAAATCAAGGAATCATCTTTCCGGCTTTACAAAAAAGACAACCGGGATGAAATCATTGCCGCTCATGGCATCCCTTCATATCGGATTGGGCTGACCGAAACGGGAAGCCTTGGGGGTTCAACGGCGGTTGAATCCAACCGCATTTATCGGGATTCCGTCATCAAGCCCCGGAAAGACCGCTTGGGCAACATTGTCAATCAGGTCATTT